CAAGCAGTGGTTTATAACATTGTGGGACAATCCTTCTTTAGCAATACAGCAGTTTGTTGATGGTATAAAAGACAAATTTTCTGATGCATTCTCTTGGGTACAGGAAAAATGGCAGGCCATCAGCGATTTTATATCTAAGCCAATTTTCGGCAAGGTCAATATAACTGCACAAGGAAGCAGTAGTAGTGACGTCGCGCACAACGCTTTGGGCGGCATCTATGGCAAGGGCGCCTTTCTGACAACCTTTGCTGAGGACAGTGGCGAGTCCGCCATTCCGCATACACCGAATGCGCGTAATATCGGCCTGTTGGCGGAAACAAACCGTATCATGGGTAATCCGTTGGGCGGCGGTGCCAATATTACTGCTACGTTCGCACCAAACATTACAATTCAAGGCGGTGGCGACGAAGGTAAAATCCGCGAAGTGCTGGAGCTGGAGATGGCAAAGTTTAAGAAGATGCTGCAGGACTTGCAGAACCAGCAGAGGCGGGTAAGCTATGCGTAAATTGACTTTAACGCCTAAATAGTGTATAATATTATAACCAAAAATGAGCATTTTATTACATTGGGAGGTGCGTAACATGGATGAAAGATTTCAGCGTTTGGTGGACAATTTACGAGAAGCTAATAAAGAAATTCCTTTTCATGATAGCACTCAAGATGTTAATAAATTAAGTGCTATAGACAAAGAGTGCATTGAAAAGCAAGCAACTGGTGCCGCTAATAAGCTAGTTGAGTTATTTTGGCAAAAGAAGAACGCACCTTTGCGCATTGGTGACATGCTTGATTCGTTAGGTTTTACTGTAGTATTAAATGATTCTTTCAATGACGACCAGCTGTCTGGCGCGTTAGCTATTAATAATAGTGTTGATGTGGAGCGTTTCAAAAAAATGATAATGCTTAACACTAAAGACAGCACTGAGCATCAACGCTTTACAATTGCACATGAGTTAGCTCACTATATATTTGATGCAGTACCTGAGCAGAAATATTATGAGGCCTACTACAGAACGGACGAGGAACGAAACAATGAAGTGCGTGAGTACAGAGCAAATAAATTCGCTGCTAATCTATTGATGCCAGAAGCAATTTTTATTCCGAGATATAGATTTGTGGCAGGACAGCTTAGCGATCAGCGCAAAGTGCACATAATATTAAGCTGGGATTTTGGCGTTTCTATTACGGCTATAAAAAAGCGCATTAAGGAGCTTAATTTAGGAGAAAAATAGCATTTGATGAAAGTGAAATATTCTAACGAAGCAGTAGAAAATATAGCCAGCAGATTTATTGAAAAATATGCTCAAGATAGCCATAAATCTTTAAAAGAGTCAACTTTTAGGGATAATGAAACTTCTTTTGTCAGTAATGATGTTGTGAGTATGGAAGCTCATAATGAAAGTTACACAAATATCTTAAAAGCTTATAGCGAAGAACTTGAAGGCAACATAAGATTTAAAAACAAGTGCAAGGGGTGTTTCTTTTATTTATGCGTTGGAGTAATGGGCAGTATCTGCATCGCTTTGATTGCAGTGTTAGGGACTATAACCTATATGACTTTTAAGTATCAGCATCTTACATTCCAAATTAATAATATAGTTGCTGTTGTAACTGCTATCGGAACTGCTTTCGTTTCGTCATTTTTCATTATTCCTAAGATCATTACGAAGTATCTGTTCAATCGTAAGGAAGAAGAAAATATGATGAACATTATACAGAATATCCAAAAGCACGATTTGACAATCAGGCAGGACATCAAAGATTTTAGACAAAATAATAATCCAGCAGACTTTTAATAAAGCCTTGACCTAATCGTCAGGGCTTTTTCTATACCCAAAATCATACAAGCCGCCCGAAAGTCTAGCCATAATGACGGTAAATGGACTGGATTTCAGGCACAACAAAGGCTAGGTAGTATTGTATAATTAAATTGTTCGATAGACGAAAAAAGCTTGACTTTTTGCAAGGGCAATAATATAATTAATGCGAGGGCAAAAAGTGAGGTGAATAAAATGAGTCCGAGAACAGGTAGACCAAAATCTGACAATCCGCGTAATAAAAGTTTAAATGTGCGTTTAACGCAAGATGAACTTGATTTATTACAAGAGTGCGCAGAAAAATTAAATAAAACAAGAACTGATACTATAGTCTTTGGTTTATATTTAATAAAAAATGGTCAAAAATAAAAGGCATTGCCCACGTCCGTCAAAACTAAAGCAATGCCCATTAGTGAAGAGTTTCCTCTCATGGAATATTGTAACATGGGGGGGAACATCTTTCAAGTGAAAATTGGAGGTGTTCCATATGAATGAATTGCGTATTTTTAATAACGCTGATTTTGGAGATATTCGTACTGTTGAGCAAGATGGTGGAATTTGGTTCGTTGGTAAAGATGTAGCTGAAGCTTTAGGATACAGTAACCCTAGCAATGCAGTGATTAGTCACGTTGATGATGAAGATAAGCTGCGTACTCAAATCAAGTATGCAGGTCAAAATCGTGAAGTATCCATCATCAACGAATCAGGCTTATACTCTCTCGTGCTTTCCAGCAAACTTCCATCTGCAAAAGCTTTCAAACGTTGGATAACGTCAGAAGTCATTCCTTCCATACGCAAAACTGGCAGTTATAACAAGCCGTCAAAACAGCCAACAACACAACAGGAGCAGAGGGCGAAAGCTATGCTGCTGAACGCACAGAGCAGGCAGTGTAAGTTGTGGCTGCGTTTGGCGGAAACAACGGATTTACCTGATTATAAACATATCTGCCAGCAAAAAGCAGCGGAGGTACTGGCTGGCTCTCCTGTACTGCCTATGCAGAAGGCAGAAAAGAAAACACTCTCTGCTACGGAGATTGGAAAAATTTTGGGCATCACGGCGCACAAGGTGGGTATGTTGGCTAACAAATTTGCGTTAAAAAGCGATGCTTATGGCAAGTATTTTTATGATAAATCTCCAAACAGCAATAAGCAGGTAGAAACGTTCCGCTATTATGAAGACGCTGTGGAGAAATTTAAGGAGATTCTGGAAGGCGGTGCTGCAAAATGACCGCTTTAGAAGCTTATAAGGCGTTACCGTTTGAACAGCGTGAGCTAGTTGAGCAGATTGAATATAACCTGGATATAGCCGACCAATGCTTTTCAACTATTAAGGCGATGCTTCCAGATAAAGAAGTAGTTCTTATGATGCTTATGGATAAATACGCTGAAAGTATGCATTCGCAAATGCAGGCGAAAGAAGAATTGGAAAAGGCCGGATATAGTGAAGTGCAGATTTTAAACTTGCGTCAGGGATATTGCGGCGAATAAAATAATTTTATGGCGAAAGCCGCTTACAGTAGATGTAGGCGGCTTTTGTCATACATAGATTGGAGTGATGAAATTGACAAATACCTACACAACTACCCAGGGCGACATGTGGGACTTGATTGCCAAGCGCTTGTACAATGACGAAGCATCACTAAACGTTCTGTTGGAAGCAAATCAGCAATACGCTGATATTGTTGTTTTCCCGGCAGGGATTGTGTTAGAGGTGCCGGAGTATACTGCACCGGTAACATCAATGCTGCCACCATGGAGGCGTTAAAATGTTTAAGGTGAATGCAAGTCGATGCCTGGTAATCATTAAATACAATGACAAGGATATCAGCGCAGACCTGCAGCAATATTTGAAGAATGTAAGCTACACTGATAACATGTCTGGTGAAGCAGATGATCTGCAGCTTACACTGGAGGATAAAGCTGGGCTATGGCAATCAGCATGGATGCCGGAAAAGGGCGCAACACTGGACGTTAGCGTAAAGCTGATTAACTGGCAGAGCATCGGTGAGCAGGTTGTACGTTTTGGTTTGTTTGAGATTGATGAAATCACCAGCAGCGGAATGCCTAGCGAGGTGCAAATCAAAGCGGTGAGCGTGCCGGATAACAACAATCTTCGCGGCGCTGAGCGTACACGCAGCTGGGAGAAAGCCGAGCTGAAACGCATTGCTAATGATATTGCGACGGATGCGGGCTTGACGCTGTATTACGGTGTTAAAGAGTATAATCCTGTTATAGATAGGGCAGAGCAGACGGAACAGTCTGACCTGTCCTTTTTATATAAGCTGTGTGCTGACCATGGCCTAGCTCTTAAAATCTGCGACAAGCAAGTGGTGATTTTTGACGAAGCGGATTATGAAGCAGCTGAGGCTGTGGCGTTGGTGCCGAAGCCTAAGGCTAGTTATTCTGCCAGCAGCCTAAAGGTGCTGGATATGCTGAAAAGCTACAGCCTGCGCAGTAAAGTGCGTAATGTGTATAAGTCCTGCCATGTTAAGTACCAGGACAGCAGCACTAAACAAAAAATTGAGGCGACATTTACTGCTCCTGATAAAAAGATAGGCAAAACACTGGAAGTCAATGAGCAGGTCGCCAGTATTGCGGATGCAGAGCGTCTCGCAAAGAAGAAGCTGCGGGAAAAGAATAGCGATGAGGTTACCGGAAGCTTCAGCTTTTTAGGTAATCCGGAGTTGGCGGCTGCTGTGAATATCCAGCTTAGCGGTTTTGGTGCTTTCGATGGCAAGTATATTATTACTAAGGCACAGCATGATATTAGCAGTGGCTACACAACAAGTATTGATGTGAGGAGATGTTTGGATGGATATTAATCAGATAAAAAACCTGATTCGCATTGGTACAGTATCGGCGGTCAATGGCGCATCGTGCAGCGCTCGCGTGGCATTTGAGGATAAGGACAATATGGTGAGCGCTGAACTACCAATCATCACTATTGGCAGCCGGCAGACGAAAGCCTATTGGCTGCCTGAGGTTGGCACCCAGGTCTTGTGTATCTTTCAGCCTAATGCAAGCGGTAGCGGTATTAGCAAAGGCTTTGTTATAGGTGCTTTTTACAGTACGCAGGACACTCCAGTAGAGGAAAATGCCGATGTGCGCAGCATTACGTTTGCTGATGGCAGCTTTATCCGGTATGACGGCAGGGGTAATCTTGAAATCAACATGACAGGAAATGTTGTGATTAAAGGAGCAAAACTAGAGCTAAATTAACAAAATAAATACTCAATATGAGAAAAAAACACAAAAGAGCGTTGTAAATTACTGCTTTTTGTGATATGATAAAAAAAAGGAGTGAGAAAGATGCTATTAGAATTCTTGTGCTCTAATCATAAGTCTATACGTAGACCAGTTCTTTTTTCAACAGTAGCTAGCAAAGATAGAAGTAATATGGAATTACTTACTAGTTTTAATGGTAATGATATTCTTAGATCTGCTGTTTTGTATGGCGCGAATGGTTCTGGTAAAAGCAATTTTATTGATGCCATTTCTTTTGTAAGGAATTTGGTGCTTAATAGCATTAATCATCAACCTGGTGAGGGAATAAGGCAAACACCTCATAAATTGGATACTGCTTCAACAGATAGTGAATATCGAATACAATTTGTTGCTAACGATATAAGATATGCATTTGGTTTCGTGCTGAAAGATTTTTTAGTAAAAGAAGAGTACTTATATTTTTTCCCAAATGGAAGAAAAACTAAAATATATGAGCGAAAGGCTGAGAAGTTTTCAACCGGGATAAAATTTCGGAACAAACTTGCTACATGCAAAGACGTTCTTAAGCCTAATCGGTTGTTACTTTCTTGCGCAGCGAACTTTAGTAATGTTGAAGAAATAGTAACGGCATATAATTTTTTTAGAGATGAACTGATAATTTATACACCAGAGACTTCCGATGAAATTTGGATGAACTATTCTTTGAAAAAATTAAGCGAAGACGAAGTGCTTAAAGCTTCTGTTGTAAAGCTTATGCGTTCGTTAGGGGTAGATTTATGTGATATTAAAATAACAATAGAATCTCCTGAAAATATTATAGAAAAAATTGTGTTGCCAAAATTTTTATCTGATGAGTTTAAAGAAAAACTTTTACATGAGCGTATAAAGGCTATCAATGCAAAGGTTATTTATAAGGCTTTCGAGACAGATTTATTATCAGAAGAGTCTACTGGTATAAAAAAAATAATTGCAATTCTATGCCCTTTTATTGATATAATGACTAAAGGGAAAACAATAGTGTGCGATGAACTTGAAACTAGTTTACATGAAGCATTGTTACAAGGACTATTACATCTATTTATATCAAATTCTCCAAACAAAAAATCACAGTTGATTTTTTCAACTCATGATACTAGTTTATTAGACTTAGATTATTTTAGAAGAGATCAAATATGGTTTACTGAATTAAGAAATGAAGATAGGTCTACAGATCTTTTTTCACTTGCTGAAATTAAAAATGTCAGAAAAGATAAGAGATTTGGCAAGGGTTATATTGAGGGACGGTATGGTGCAATCCCAATGTTAAATTTAAACTTTGCTGATATTATTCCAAATTTAAAATGAGGCGGAATAATTATGAGAAGTTTAGAATTAAATGCTAGAGTTGAAAATACACGCGAGTTAAAGCAAAAACCAGTTAAGTTTGAACTGAAAAAGATAAAAGAGCATTTTGATGAGGGTATACTATCTATAGAAAAACAATATAGAGTGTTTGATGATTTACAGGATAAAGGGATGGAATCAGAAGGAAAAACTATTTTACGCTCACAAATAGTTTTAGCTGAAGGTATCTTAGATTTCTTTATTCATGAAATGAGTAAATATGCTGTATACCATATGTTTATCAATCAATGGTCAAAGTCTGATAAATATAATAGATTCTCAGTACCAATGGAGTTATTTGAAAAAATTGTTCAAGACCAGGGATCTAGCGATGCTTTTTTTGAATTTTTAAATGAACGTTTTTCTAGAGAAGTATATCTTTCTGAGGAATGTATGAAAGATCAGTTGAATTTAATTGGAATTAAGTTTAGTGATGTAATGGAAAAGGCTTTTCCAACAAAAAATCAGAAGGAATCTATCGAGCAAGGGCGAAAAGTTGTAAAAGAACTTTTTAAAAGAAGGAATGAGATTGCTCATCAGATTGATAGAAGCCATATATCGGCTGAACAAGAGGATATTACTAAAGATTTTGTGTGTGATAATATTGGATATATAAAATCTATTGCAGATGCTATATTTGATATTGCATTACAAAATGAACAAGCTGAGGCTTAGATATATGTTCTAGGCTATCAAGCCGCTTACATGAGTAGGCGGCTTTTTCTATACCCAAAAACAGGTAAAAGGAGGCGATCACCATGCCAAAAGCAACACGATTAGGTGATAACGATACAGGGCACGATGCCTGCGCACCTACAGCGCTTGTTACAGCAAGTACTGATGTTATTATCAATGGCAAAGGCGCTGGGCGCGTGGGTGACAGCTACGCTTCGCATGGGTGTGTAGCGCATCCGACGCATAGCGGCGTTATCGCCAGCGGGAGTGCCAGTGTTTATATCAACGGCAAGGCTGCTGGCAGAATAGGGGACAGCGTAAGCTGTGGTGGGAGTGTGGCGATGGGGAGCAGCGATGTAATGATTGGAGGTTGATATTATGCTTGTAGGTTTCATGGCTGACATACCATTTATTGTATCTAGCCGCTTTATCCGTACATTCGATGATTATGGTCGTGGCAGCGCAGGGCGCTGGGCTCAGCATGATATTATTGGCAATAAGCCGGTGCTTGAGTTTATCGGTCCGGATGTAGAGAAAATCAGCTTTTCTATGCAGCTGCGTGCTGATCAGGGCATAAACCCGGCTAAGGAGCTTGAAAAACTACGAAAGCTTCGTGATACAGGCCAATATTTTCCCTTGGTTATCGGTGGTAAGTTGATTACGGATAACATGTGGGTTATTGAAAGCCTGGATGAAAGCGTTTCCTTCTGGGGCAAGTTTGGCAGCATTATGAGTGCTAAAGTAAGCGTAACGCTGAAAGAATACGCAGGAGGGCTGAAAGTATTATGATTTATGATGTTTTAGTTCAGCCAATGCAAGGTATTGATTTTGCACCAGCATCAGAAGCTGCAGAAATCCTGCAGAACCTGCGTACAATTATTACAACGACCCGATACAGCGTGCCGCTTGACCGTGATTTTGGCATTGATGCTGAGATGCTCGACCTGCCAATCAACGTAGCGCAGGCAAAGCTACAGTCTGAGATGATTACGGCAATAAAAAAATATGAGCTGCGTGTGGAGATAACATCAATCAGTTTTACCGGCACGGACAACGGCGTGCTGGTCCCGAAAGTACAGGTGAGAATAAAAAATGACAATGAGTAAATTAGATAACCTGGCCGATATCGTGTTTGTCGATGCTGATGCCGATGAGGTTGAGAGTTATGTTATCGGCAGATACGAGGCCATTACTGGCAGGACGTTGGCTAAGGGCGACCCGGTCAGACTGTTTCTGCTGACAATAACCGCGCTGATTGTGCTGCTGCTCAACAAAATCAACGAGACCGGCAAGCAGAACCTGCTCAGATACGCGACCGGAGACAATCTGGACCATCTGGGGGGGCTGGTAGGCGTTGAGCGCATCCCTGCCAAGGCTGCCGTAACCACCATGCGCGTCAAGCTGTCTGCTCAGCTACAGACGGCAACAATCATCCCTGCAGGTACACGCTTTACAGCTGGCGATAATGTGTTCTTTGCGCTGGACGCGCCGCTGGTTATTGAGGCAGGCACAACCATCGCTGACGGCAGCGCAACATGCCTGACAAAGGGCGAGCTAGGTAACGGGTATGTTGTCGGACAACTCAAAACATTGGTTGACCCGGTGCCGTACGTTGATAGCGTGGTCAACATTACTACGTCTGAGGGCGGTGCTGAGGTTCAGGACGATGGCAGCTATCGCGAGGATATACGCCTTGCACCGGAGCATTTCAGCACGGCCGGTCCGGACGGGGCCTATGTCTACCACGCAAAGCGGGCATCCAGCAAAATATCCGACGTTACAGTCTGGTCGCCCGAGGCAGGCAAAGTAGAGGTAAGGCCGTTGCTGGCAGGCGGTGAGCTGCCTGGCGAGGAGATGCTGCAGCAGGTCAAGGCTACCCTTAACGACAAGACGGTGCGCCCGTTGACTGACAATATCAGTGTACTGGCACCGGAACAGGTTAGCTACTCAATTAACCTGACTTATTACATTGCCAGCGATAACAAGGCGCAGGCTACCGCCATTCAAAACGCCGTTAACGCGGCTGTTGACGATTACGTCCTGTGGCAAAAATCAAAGCTAGGCCGCGACATTAATCCGTCCGAGCTTATCGTGAGGGTTATGGCTGCCGGTGCAAAACGCGTAGCGGTAACAGCTCCGGCGTTTACGGCGACGACTGATATGCAGGTGGCTATCTGTAGCGGCAAGAGCGTTACGTTGGGAGGGATAGAGGATGCTTGAGCTTAAGGACAACGCGCTGCAACGCATCCTGCCAAGCTCTATCAGCAGCGACGCAACGGTCAAGGATATAGTGCAGGCCATCTCCGGCATGCTCGTGCAGCTGGGCAGCCAGGCTGAGCTCGTGCTGCTCCTGCCGCGACTCAAAAAGCTGCCGGAAGAGATCGTCGACGAGCTCGCATGGCAGTATCACGTCGATTTTTACGATGTGGCTGCCGATATTACAAAAAAACGTGAGCTTGTGCGTAAGGCCATTGCACGTCACCGCTATAAGGGCACGCCGGCGGCGGTCGAAGAAGTCTGCTCAGCCGCCTTTGATACAGCTGAGGTGGTTGAGTGGTACGAGTACGGCGGCAAGCCATACCATTTCCGCGTCCGTATGGTGAAGGAATCCATTCCGGACGAGGCAGCGATGGCCGAGATGGTCAAGGCCATCAACAGCGCCAAGAACACCCGAAGCTGGCTGGACAGCTTAACTTTTTTATACCGCCCGGAAGGCACGGTATACGCTGCAAACGTGCTCTGCCAGCATAAAAAATTATTTTTCCGGATATGAGGGAGGTGAGCGGATATGCTATGCATTGAGTATGACGGACCGCACAAAAACAGGATAACCCTGACAAAAGGCGACAGCGCTACACTTAAGCTCAAGCTGTACGATGCACAGAATAAGGTTGTCCCGCTGTCTGAGGCCGACAGGGCGGTGCTGACCATAAAGCAGGACATAGACAGCGAGGCTGCTGTGCTGCAGATGGTTATCGTTGAGGGCCAGCAATTTGATTTTACGCCGGCTGACACGGCAGGGCTGCCCTGCGGCAAATATTGTTATGATGTACAGGTTACTTTGTCGGACGAAAACGTCTATACGGTAATCCCGCCTTCTGAGTTTATCCTGGCCAAAGGGGTGACCTGATATGCGCTGTGGCGAGTTGAAAGGCCTGGTTGTCCGTAAAGCTGGCCTTTTTGGACGGCTGGAGAGCACCAAGGAGCTGCGCGGCGTTATCGGCTGCGGGATAAAAACAGTCGCTGAATATGCGCCGGAAGATGAATATCAGGGCGAATACGAAACTGTATCCAAGGCTTTCCGGGACAGCTATCTTGAAACAAAAAATAAACGGCTCAGGAAAAACATACGGGTCAAAGAGATACCCTATTATGAGGCGAGCAATCTGTCCGACGGAGTTACCGTGTATATCGGTGGCGACGTCGAGATTGAGTAAACGGAGGTACAATCAATGTCAAATTGGGGCAAGCCGGTATTGACAAAGCAGGGGCTGAAGCTGCAGGCCAAGGTCGATGCCGGAAGTAGAATGCAGCTTACAAAGTGCATGCTGGGCAGCGGTACGCTCAGCAGCGGGCAGAGCCTGGAAAATCTCACCGGGCTGATTACCCCGGTGCAGACGCTGTCCATCGCAAGTATAAGCTACTCGGAAAACAATGGTGCGTGCGTGATTACGGCTGTAACAGACAACAGCAACGTCAGCACCGGCTATTATCTGCGGGAGTTTGGCATTTTTGCGCGCGATCCGAATGACGGCGAAATATTGTACGCTGTAGCGCAGGATGCCAACCCCGATTATATCCCGCCAAGCGGCACATCAGCTGTTGTCAGTCAGGAAATCGGCGTAGCGTTATCGTTTTCCAACGCGGCTAACGTTACCGCGCAGGTTAACACATCGGCTATCGCTACCGTAACCTACGTCAACAATTATGTAACGTCTGCTGTAGCGGACCTTAAGGATATGACCGGTGCGACCGCGGCAAGGCCCGGCGTACATGGTTTAGTTCCTGCTCCGGCAGCAGGGGCGACAAAAAACCGCTTTTTGCAGGCGGACGGCACTTGGGCGGTGGTACCTGACCTGACCGGTGCGACCACATACGCTGCAGGTGCAGGCGGCCTCGTCCCGGCTCCGGCTGCTGGCAACAACACGCGTTATTTGCGCAGTGATGGCACGTGGGCATCTATCACCGCCATGTCCGGTGCGACGGCTACCGTCAACGGCGCCGCAGGCCTCGTGCCGGCACCTACGGCAGGCAGCAGCATCAGATATCTGTGTGCTGACGGCACATGGAAAGAGGTCGACCTTGACAGCGCCAAGACCAAGCTTGTCAAGTATTACTGAGGTGGCAACTATGAGATATAAGATAATGGTCAACGGCACCGCGTATAAAGCGCGATACGCCAACGGCAGCTATTTGCCGGATATCTCTAAATCGGGATATGCGTTCCTTGCCGTCTATTACGATAACAATCTGATGGCAACAGGGGAGCGTATCACCGTTGACGGCACCGTATATACCGTCACCTATGGCGTTACCATCGCTATACGCGGCGAGGCTGGCACAAGCAAGGTGCTGTCAGTGACGTATAACGGCGTTACTAATACCGTCCCGGTTACGTTTGACAGCAGGACATACAACGTCACCTTTACGTCAAGCACAAAACGCCGGAGCTTCTCGGCTGAGGTTACTCCTGCCGATACGTATGCGTATATTGATGTTTCGGACTGTGCAACAGGCACGTAGACATATACAATCACGACCAACAACGCATCCAAAGAGGGGTCGTTTAGCATCCCGCTACCAAACGCCAAGAAGCAGGAGCTTATTTTGGGCGAGTTTGGCGGCGTAGCAACGTTGACATATAAGGTCAGCTCCGGCGGCACAAGCAATTTAACGTTTTTGCAGCACAGCAGCAGCGACCCGACAACAACGATTACAGCCCATATTATATAGGAGGTAAAAAATGGCTCAGTCAACAACAAATCTCGGAAAGATACACGTCTTTCCTTCAGAAACACTATACAATCAGTTTAAAGATATTATTGCTGATAACGATTTAGCGTTATTAAAAGATGACGGTGCGTACATTGTCGCCGCCCTGTTGGAACAGAACGGTTATGTAAAATTTAGCAATGGACTAATTCTGCAGTGGGGAAGTAGCGATGTGGCTAACAGAGATACCACGGTAACGTTTCCTGTCGCATTTAGCATCTTATATAGCGTTGTCGGAGCTCCTAAAAGCAGAAGCAATCTTAGCGGCAGCAACAG